GCGCGGGTAAACCCGTTCAGGACAGGGGCGGCGGCGTTGAAACTTTTGCGCCAGCTGATGCCACGTTCGCTTTTGTAGCCCAAACGCACCTCGCCCAGGGGGCCGTCCATGAACAGGCAAGCGATCCGCCCGCCGTCCTTGAGCTGCGCCAACAGCGCTTCGGGCACGTCGGCGACGCCGCCTTGCACGATCACCACGTCATAGGGCCCATGTTGCTGCGCCCCTTCGGCCAGCGGGCCGTGGTGCACGATGACATTGTCGATATCCGCGTTGATCAGGGTTTCCTGCGCTTCTTTCGCCATCTGCTCGTCATCCTCGACGGCAACGACCGCTTCGGCCATATGTGCGATCACGGCAGAGGAATAGCCGTAGCCACAGCCGATATCGAGCACCAGCTCGTCATTCTCGACCCCAAGATCGTCCAGCATCTTGGCCAGCGTCCGCGGCTCAAGCAGCACGCGGCGTTCGCCCAAGCTGATGTTTTCGCCCAGATAAGCTGCCTCGCGGCGGGCCACCGGCACAAAATCCTCGCGCGCCACCTTGAGCATCGCATCAATGATCGGGAACTTGGTAACATCCGAAGGGCGCACCTGAGTATCAACCATCATGGTGCGGCAAACTCTTTCGTTCAGTTATTTGTCTCGTGAGATGCCACATCACCGCCCGCCGGGCAACGGCCAGTCGGGTCAATAGGCGCAATTTTCCGTGTTTGGCGGATAATACGGTTAAAACATAGAGGATGCCATAGCCACGACGCATGCCACGCGCGGCCAGCCTGTGAGAAACATAATTTAGAGAGGGAAATATAGTGGAGGCGAGTAGGAGAATCGAACTCCTGTACACGGATTTGCAATCCGCACGTTTTTGACTGTTTTTAAAAGATTTTTTGTGCACCAGACGGCGGGAACATACCCGAAACATATCAAGAATGTGAGGCAGGATCACTAGCCGATGCCAGCGGCGTAGATCAACCTCTGTGTGGGTCATCAGTCCGCAGTATCCGACAGCCGAAAAGTTCAGCTCCAATCAAAGTCGCATAACGACTTCGACGATTAGATCACCATGTTATGGATATAAGGCGTTATGAAAATGGAACATTGGTCGCACACAAACGCCATTTGTTAGCCATATTCGCTCAATACACGAAGCTATTGGTGCTCGGAATCAACCGCACGGATATGTGAATAAAAAATTCAACATGCTGTGAGCGTCACCTATCGTACTAGGAGCTTTGAATTCGACATGCCTTCAAGATCTAACAGATTGTCATTGCAGATTAGCGCTTCGCTATTTGTTGTGTTCGGCCTGGGTTTTTTTGGTCTTTTAGTAATTGGCAACAGCGCCATGAACCTGTCAGACCGCGAAGCGCTCTCCCGCGAACAACGTCTCGCCGCTCGAAATCTCGAAGCTGCTATACAAACCTTACCTGAGCAACAACGCAGTGCAACCGTTTGGGACGATGCAGTCAATCGAACTAAAGAACTAGACATCGAATGGATGGACGAAAATCTAGGCGTTTGGATGGAGGAGTATTTTGGACACAATGAAAACTTTGTTCTTAACGAAGAGAACAACGCGATTTATGCTTCAGCACAAGGCGAGGTTAAAGCTTTAGGTTTTTACTCGTCCCGTAGTGATGTGGTCGCTCCGATCGCACGACAGCTTCGACAACGATTAAATAAAGCTGCTACAAGAGCAGATTTCTCATACGAAACCTTGGCAGAAATTCAAGCCGTTAGACCTGTGGAGCTCGATGATCAGGTCGCGATCGTCAGCGTTGTCCCAATTGTTACTGACACCGGCGAGTTGGAGCAGAAACTCGGCTCGGAGTACCTTCACGTTGCGATCAGATACGTGGACGATGCTCTTGCTGCACAGGTGGCTGAACCGATCGAGTTAGACGACTACAGGTTCGATAAGAACCGCCCTGAGGGGAGCTTAGCTGGAATTGCTCTGGCATCAGCAGGCGGCAATCCTCTCGCATGGCTAGTTTGGGCACCCAGAACGCCTGGCAGCGATCTGTTTTTCGAATTATTACCTGTCTTCACCGCCGTAGCGTCAGCTGGCATCATCTTATTGCTGTGGGTGATAAGAAGGTTGCTGAAATTCTCTAGAATGCTGGAAGACAGTGAAAGACAAGCTTTGCTGGATATAGATGCCCTTCAGAAGGCAAAGCAAGAAGCTACGGCTGCCGACCGGGCAAAACTAAATTTTATGAGTGTAGTATCCCACGAACTGCGGACGCCTTTGACAGTAATTCTTGGCTACGCTCGGTTGGGAAAAAATATCGACAGGATGCCAGCGTCGGAAACATTGCTCCGCGAGCTCAAAACCAATTCGAGAAATGGTGACATAGCTACCAAGTGCGCAAACGACGTGTTGAATTTAGCGACTACAGGTATGGAAAAAATTGAGAGATCCGGAGAGCACCTCTTATTTTTAGTAAACCAGCTGTTGGACTACGCCAAAATGGAAACAGGTCGGCTCGAGCTCGACACAGAAGTTTGTGAGGTTCAGGAGCTACTTGAGCCTGTCATCGATCAAATGAGGGTACTGACCGATCAGAAAGGCCTGAAACTAAGATCGAGCATTCATCGTTGTAACTTGATAGCTGATGTTACTAGGACCCGACAAATTCTTATCAACTTGTTGGGTAACGCGATTAAGTTCACGGATAAGGGTACCGTTTCTGTTTTGGTTGAGGAAACCGCTCAAAGGGTGAATATCTCGGTTAGCGATACTGGTCCCGGCATCGAAAAAGGTGAGCTCAAGAAGATTTTTGAAGCATTTCATCAAGCCGATTTATCCCAATCACGCAACGCCGCTGGAACCGGCCTAGGCTTATCGGTGGCGAGGGAACTAGCGAAGCTCGAGAACGGCACGATTGACGTGACAAGCGAGGTAGGCGTAGGCAGCACATTCACATTGTCTCTACCTAAGGACAATGAATCAGAGCTGGAACAAGCTGCGTGAAATATCTCAGAAGCTAATAAAACTATGGGATATGCCGACCGAGAGCAGGAAATCGAAATAATCTAAGGCTCAACAGGCACTGCCGTGCAGCTGCGGTTTGCCCGGATCGGCGCATCCCCCTCCGACATACCAGGGCAGCTCGTATAGAGCGGCTCCAAGCAAAACTCAGCGTTGGGCTCCAAGCCATACGGCGCGGTCACCTGATACTGGAACGTGACCGGCTTTGACCCGACATTTTGACTTTGCACGGGCCGATCGAGGCGAACGTACAAGCTGGCATCCGTCCGCGGATTGCGGAAAGAATAGCGCGTTTGCCCGGGTACAATCTGACAGTTTCTTCCCTCCTCGGTCCGCTCGATCTCGACCTCGATCGCGCAGCTGCGCCCGCCCCCGCACCGGGGCCCCAACACGTCCGATCGAGATATCCGGAAAATCACATCCGGCCGCTGCAACAATTTAACGTCTTCGACCAGGTGCGACAGCGTCTCAGTATTCGCATCCACCTTGTCGCCTAAGCGCCAGGGCGAGAACACCAGCTCGTTAACCACGGGCACATAGGCACCGCCCCATGCGGCGAAGGCCCCGATAACGGTAATGCGGAAAAACTTGCCGCCATCCTTTCGCCACTCCGACCAATTGATCAGCCCCGCGCGAGGGGTTTCTTCTTCAGACATGCAAACAGGCTCCAGGTGCGAACATTTCAAGCCAACATGCCCTTGGGGACGCTTAGGAGCCTCTGGCGGGTTCCCTACTCCGGCCGCTCGCATTGGGCCATCGTACGATAGCCGCCCTCCGAGACTTCATGTGTCGTCGTTTTCACGACCCAAACGCCGGATGCAGCCGCGCTGAACCCGATCGGGATCAAGCGCCCCTCGGCCGCGATTGAGGGGTTCCCCGGCAGCTCCACCTCGAGCGTCTCCTTTGCGCGGCCAGCACGGCGCGACTCGGCCGTCGCGACGGCGCGCGCCTCTTCCTCAGAGCGGAACCGCTGACGAAGCCGGCGCACCGGCTCCGCGTCCCCGACCTTCACCTCTACATCTTCGGCCTTCTCGAGATCCCGATAGGTGGCGATGATCGTACCCGTTGCCTCGCTGAGTCCCCGGCGCATCGACCAGCGGGTGACATCTGCCTCCTGCAGCACCACTGTCGCCGTTGGCTGCCCCGAGGCTTTCACCCCCTCAGCCCTCCGGCCGACATAAAGAACGCCACCGGCCGGCTTCGCCACAAGGTCATGCAGCACTGCAATCCGCGTCAGAACCGACAGGTCGCTTTCATCCAGCTGATCGATGTGACCAGGCACGATCGAACCCGCGGCCTCGGTCACGGCCGGCTCGAGCCCGTTGTCGCCGGCAATTGTGGTGGCGATCGCTTTCAGCGTCATGCCGGCCGGCCACGACCGAGACTTCTGCTGGCTGATCGGGGCAAAGCCGCTCTGCGTCTCGCCTTGCGCCTTGGCACGGCACACGGCCGTGATCATGCGAGGGGGTGAACTCTCCTCGACCTCATCGGCGATATAGAGCCCCATTTGCAAGAACTCCCCGAGATACCCCAATGCGATCGAAACCTCGGCCCCCGGCTCCGGCATGGCAAAGCGCGACAGCGGCGAGGTATTGGCGAAAGTAATCTCAGCAGTATCGGAGATGAAGCCGGCCGTGTCGGACACGCGCACTGACCTCAGCTGCGAGAACACGAACCCCGACAGCGGTACCCCGTTGATCGTGACCTGGACCAACGGCCGGAAATCCATCAGCCCCATAGCTGTGCCGTTTCAGAAGGCTCTGAGGTGTCTAGATCCGGTAACCGGATGCGAACGCCAGGATCCAGCACAGCGCCCAGCGCGCCTAGACCTGGGTTAGCGGCAAGAACCGCCTCCACCTTGCCCCCTAGGGTGTCCCCATAATGCGCGGCCACGACCTGGTCTAGGACATCGCCCTCAGAAGAAACGAAGTAGAGATCGGACACCGCCGTCATATCTTGCCATCCTCATTGTAAACTCTTGCCGATGCGGGATGCCCTGCGAGGCAAAGACTTCCTGCCCCTCGGTGACGCCTTCCACGACCCACAGGCCCAGCACCTTACCGATGCCAGACACCAACGGCAGTGGCAGCCCGAGGCTGGCCTGTGTGCGCATCTTATCGATCTGCTTCAGCCCGCCCCTGAAATGGGGATAAATCACCCCCTCGAGCTCCACAGTCTCCGGGCCCAGGCCGGTGAACTGCAGCGCATCGTTGGTGCCGATCCGCGCCTGACGTGCCCACCGATACTCAGCCGATCGGCTGAGCCGCTGGTAGGCTGCGTTATCCAGGGAGAACTGGAAGAACCCGAGCTGCATCATGACTTCTGCCATCGTTATCTCCCAAACGGCCCCGTGGCCGGCGCGCGATCGAATAGACCGTTGCCGGCATTGCGTTTTTCCTCACGCTTCAGGAGCCGCAAGACTTCATGAGCGTCAGCCCCAGGCGCATTGATCGTGTAGTGGTTGGTGACGGTTTGCGCTGCCTGCGCAGGAGCTGCTGCCAGTGCCGGCGCGGCCGTCTGGGAAAATACGGCCTCGATGCGCGCCATCATGCCGTCCACGTCAGGGCGGCGCGACTGTCCGCGGTCACTCGAGGTGAGCGGAGCCGACCCCACGCGACGCGCCGGCTGCACAGGAATACCCCCCCGCGGAATGCTGCGACGCAATTTTTCCAGGACACCGGCTCCTCGGTCGCTGACCGGCCGCGCACCCAAGCTGCTGCGACGCAGCCTATCCAGAACGCGCACACCTCGCTCCTTTACCGGCCGCGCGGCCGGACTGAACACAGAGCCAACACGCTCGGCATAGCCGGCAAGCTGGCGCATGGCGCGGTTGTTCGCCACGTACCCCGAGCGGTTCTCGAACTTGAGCTCCGGACCGAGCTCGCCGGTCAGGTGCCAGCCAGGACGGAAGGGTCCACCCAAGGCGTTCTTCTGCGGTTTGATCCCGTATAGCTTCGCTGCGGCCGAGCTGGTCATCGGTGCCGCGTTGTCATTTGACGCCGTTTTGCCAAGCCCAGACACTTTGCCAGGCTCAACGCGCGCGGCCACCGCAGAGCCTACGGCCGAGCCGATCGCATTGCCGGCGCGCTGCGCGTTCTCATAGCCCCATTTCAACGCCTCGATCACCGGTTTGATCAAGGTCATCAGCGTGGTGAACTTGTCGCCAATCCAGGTCAGCACAGGATCAATGGCGGTTTTGACCGCCTCCCACGCTGCCCCGATGCCACCGGTCGCAGCCAGCCCATCGATGACCGGCTTCACCAGCCCAGACCAAGTCGTGTCAAAGACGGACCCGATCGCACTAAGCGTCGTGGCAATCGCACCCGATAGGGTCGACCAGGCGCGCTCGATCGGCGCGGTCACCCCCATCGCATCGGTCACCGGCTTGATCACATTGTCATAGATCCACCGGAACCTGTCGCCGATGCCGCCCAGGATCCCGTCCATGACCGACCGCGCCGACTTCCACATCCGCTCGAGCCCATCGGACGCGCGCTGCATATCACCGGAAAAGGCGCCAGCGACCACATCGCCCAGGCCAGAGTAGTAAGACCCGATATCGGACAGCACCGGCCCCAACACGCTGCCAACCTGCCGCCACGCCGCCTCGATTGGCCCCGTGATCCCCATCGAGTCCGTGGCCGGCTTAATGAGATTTGAATAAGTCGCAGAGAATACGGCACCGATGCCGCTCAAGGTCCGATCGAAGAACGACGCGGTGCCGTCCCACATCGCCCGGACACCCTTCTCGGCGCGCTCCATATCCCCGGAAAAGACGCCACCGACGAAGTTGCCGAACCCTTGGAAATATCCCTTCGCATCCCCCAATAGACCCTTGAACCAGGGCGCGACGCTCTCCCAATTGCGGTAGATGAGATAGGCCCCGCCCGCGATGACGGCTATTGCCGCCCCGATCGGGTTCATGACCAGGGCAGACCCGATCGCCCGGATCGCCCCAACGACGATCGGCGACGCTGTGGCCAGAGACAGCATGGCGCGGCCGAGGCTGAACACTGCGCCCCCAAACTTGGCAACACGCACGATCGTGCGCGACGCCAGGACCGCCCCGACCACCATCCCGAAGTTTTCCCAGCCGCCAATCATATCGGCCGTGCCTTCGGTGACCGACCAGACCACGGACCCGATCGCACCGATGCCCGACGCAATCTCGCCGATGACCGGAAGCGCCCTCTCAGCGCTATCAGCAAACCCGTTGGCCCACCGCTCCACCTCAGCCCGGTTACCCACCAGAGCGTCGCCGATGCGGCGCATGGAGCGCGTCACCACCGGCATCAGTGCAGAACCGACCGTGTTTTTCAGGCCGGACATGACCAGCTGAGTATCCAGCAGCGTGTCCTTGAACACTTCGGCATCCCGCGCAGCCTGATCCGACAGCACATAGCCGGTGCGCCGCGCATCCTCGCGCAGCTGCGTCAGTCCCTTAGAGCCGTCCTTCAGCATATTGAGCAGACCGATGCCCGATCGGCCGAATAGGTCATTTGCGAGTGCTGCCTTTTCCGCCTGCGTCTCTACCCCCTGCAGCTTGTCCGCGATCGAGGCCAGCGCCTCCTCTGGCAGCTGATTGGCGAGCTGGCCGGCTGACAACCCCAAGGCGTCCAGGACATCCTTCTGAGCACCGGTCCCCTCGAGCGCCAGACCGATGTTCTTGGTCATTTTTTCCAAAGCGCCGTCGAAGGTGCCCGTGGCGACCCCTGACCGCTCGGCCGCATAGCGCAGCTCCTGCAGCGCGCCCAAGCCGATCCCCAGCTTGTCGGCCGTCTTGGCGACGTTATCCCCGAGATCCGCTGTCGAATTGGCAAGTCCGAAGATCGCGCCACCGGCCAAGGTCGCACCGATCGCGATCTGGCGCGCGTTGCGGCCGATGCCGGATGCCATGTTACTGAAGGTGGAGCCGACCCGGCGCGACGCTGCGGCCGCGCGGTTCCATCGCTCCTGGGCTCGGCGCAGATCCACAAGCGTCCGCTCGAGCTTTTCATACTCACGATCGAGGTGTTCAACGGACTGCCCCTGCTTGCGCAGAACGTTACGCTGGCGATCGAGCTCCTTTTGCCGGCGCTCGACACCTTTGATCGCATCGCCGACTTGGGACAGCCCAGATTTTAGGAAGCCCATGTTGCGCTTGACCGACTGCTCGAGAACCGAACCGATCGTGATCGTTGCGTTTAGACGTTGGTTTTTACTCATTCTTCGGAAGGCCTTCTATCCACCAGATGAAACGACTGACCGGCATGGCCATGATTTCACGCTCGGCCCATCCGGTGTGCCGGGCGAGCCGAAGTGACCCCGCCCGGACTTGTTCACGGGTCAGCCAATAAAAACCGAGAGCGCCGTCTGCAGCCGGCTGTACTGGCGCATCGTCATCGAGCGCACCGCTTCCGGAGAGATTTCACACAGGTTGGAGATCAGCGCGATTTCGGAAAGCGCGCTGCTGGAACCGGCAGAATCCGCAGCCAGCTGATCATCAACGAACGGCTCGCGCATCTTCAGGCTTTTGACTTCCGTCCCGTCGATCTTCGGCGGCCGGCTTTCAAAGTTGATCGTGAGCGACCCGTCGTCATTTTCGACAAGCCAATCCGGCTTAGTTTGATTGTCCATGAGAGCTCCTTACAGGCCGATGTTTGCGCGGTGCTCGGCGAGCTGATCCACGCCGCGCACTTTGCGCACCATATTGACGACATCGATCTCGTTGATATCGACGCCACCGTGCACCTCGCGGTAGTACCGCAGGCTCACCGTGAAGGTCAGTGACGGCTTCGCCCCCGACCCCCAGGTACCGCGCGCCACCGAGATGATCTTGCCGTGCATGTGATGCGCCACGGCCGTCTTGGTGCCATCCAGGCTTTCAAGCGACCCGCGCGCCGTCAGCTGAACCACCGAGCCGTCTTTGATGCCCCAGAGGGAGAGCACATCACGATCGTAGGACGTCAGGACAAACGACGTGGTCATTTTCTCCTGGCCCATGTCGAGATCGATGGGCGCGTCCATGCCACCCCCGCGGAACTCTTCGGTCGAAACCGTCAGATCGGGAGCGCTGTACTCCTCGATCTTGCCCGCATCGCCACGGCCATCAACGAACAGATTTAGATATTTCAGGATATCTTCAGCAGCCATCAGTTAAACACCTCCTCTG